AACACAATTGCGGATATATTTCGTTGCGAGACACAAATCTTTCAATTAGCACTCAATTGTTTAAACAATAGCGTCTTCTCATCTCCATGAGAACGACACCCACAACATTCTTACCAGGGTAAGAAGCGTACATCTTGGGACTATTGTTGGGAGTTATCCCAGCACCAAGAAGACCATCTTTCACCCAGTACACAAGAACATTCTCGCCAGTTGCAAGTAATGCTTCTCTAAAAGAAGCAACCAGCATCTTGGCCTCATATATCTTGTACACTGCACGAAACAAAGTCTTCTCATCCCAACGAAAACTCATCTCTGAGCATAACTTGGAAAGTTCAAACCGGGCCTTATACGCATTATACGTACAAAACCTTGCAGGATTTTCATCTTCTACGAGCTTTGCAGCTTCAAAACCTAAAGCAGCATAAAAATTTGTAAAATCCCAATTGGCAAGCTCAAAATGTTGAGTATATTCCGGAGAGATCTCCACACGGTCTTTTATCGTTGGACCGAAGAACTCCTTTACACGTTGGACACAAATCTCAATACCCGCTCTATAGGGTCGAGAAACATCCCGAAAAATACTATCAACATCAAGCTTGTCAAGGTACTCTCTACCAATCTTCGTCTTACGAAGACACAACAAGTACTTCTCAAAGTACTCACGGCCCCATAGGGCAGCAGAACGAACACAAGTTCGAATAGTCGATGTGTAATCACTCACATCGGCTCCCTTATAATACCACATAGGTATATCTTCAATCAACTCTTTGGGTAAAGGACCCACAAACATCGATTTTGGTCCATCAAAGGGATTAGGAACAAAATGTCGACAAAGAAAAGTCAACTGATCAAGAGGAATAAATTTCTTACACTCAGTCTTATCGGGTGCAGTAGCTTTAACGCCACACACCTCTAGGACAGGCGGAATAGTTTCACCATTAAACCACTCAGCCTTGTCCGAAACAGAAGCAATAAAATCATCACCATAAGCATGCACAATACAATTCTGCAAATAAACAGCACGATCAACAGCAACACCATTAGCAATAGACAACTTGATCCAAGCATAATACAAAAGGATCCAGTTGGCGACAGTATTATAAATCGTAGTCATCGTACATCCAGAAGGATTTCCTTGATGATAGTGATAAACATCACCATCAATCACAACAAAGTGATTGAAACTCTCAACACCAGAACACACAACATGCTTCCGATCCTCCTCCCGATAACACGAAGCAACACAATCAGACACAGCCTGTAAAAGCTGCATAGATTCTGAAGCATCAAATCCTGAGTAATCAAAACCAAAATGATGATTACCCATTGCTCGATGCTGCATCACCATATCATGCCACTCTGTACTCTCTGGATCAACACCGTAAGCATGCTGCAGCTTCAAACGAGCTTCCTTAAACTGAACAACAAACTCAAGAAACAACATACGATCAGCAACAACCTTCTCAACAGCACCAGCTGTAAAAATCCGCGTTTTACCATCTAAAACACGTTGTTTTTCTCTACGCTCATCCTTCAAAGTTCCACGAAAAAGTCCAGGTTTAACCTCACCCCTACGACGACAATCGATAACTTCCTCCACAGCAGAAACAAGTTTCTCCTTTGGCACATAATGTCCTTCAACAAAATCAAAAAGTTCACTCTTTCCTTTTGCATCTGGATCCTCCTTCTGAAAAGACCAAGGTAAACCAGGTGATGTATCCATAGCCAAACGAGACCCAGGACCATAACGAGTATTTCCATCAACTGAATCCTGAAGACTAATCATTGCGCATTCCTGCACATGTGTAGATAAATCTTGTTTAACCCACTCAATTGCTCTATCCAAAATAGATGTCTCAAAGAAACCTGGCTCATGCCATTTCTTATCGACAGCTTTTTGCATAGAAGCAATATTCAACTGAGCAGGAGCAGATATAATATCATGTCCAAAAGCTCTCGGATTTTCCTCCTGAAGAGGAGATGGGCGAATCTCACTCGGTGGTATACAAGTTACACCAGGTTTATCCGCATACAAATACCTGCCCAAAGAAGGACAAGGATTTGAAATCTTCTTAGACAAGTCTTTAGAAGAATCAACGTCTGGAAATGCAACAAAACCATGGCACACAACATTCTGTGTCATAGCCTCAAGAAGTGCTCTTGTCATTGGTTGGAAGTAATTCTTTCCTTGATTGGAGTCACCAGCAACATAGAAACCTGCAATTCTCAACTGACCATCTTCACGAGCAAGCAAAACAGAACCACAATCACCATATGTCAAATCTGGAACATTAGTCGAATACAATTGCGCCGTGTAATCAGCATACTGATTATCACGGTAAGTAACCGGTCCAAGCTTCTGAAGATTCCCAACAGGAACAGCCAAAGTACAACGCGCAGATCCAACCATCGAATCATTTATACGTGGCACAAGAGCCATAACTTCAGGGGCTTTACCAAACCAATTCACAGGCTGAAGCGTGTCACGACAAATATGACCCAAAAGAGACTTCTGCACTTTGAGATTCTTAAACTCAATAAGTAAGCCATCACTATTTGCCAAATCAAATCCTGAAAGTCCTTTAACTCCACGAAAATCGTGAATATGATTTATAGGAACATCTTCAACAAAAGTCATCGTATCAGTCTCAACCTTGAAACGATATGATTTTATCGTATGACCACGAAGCAGGTGACGAGGAACAAGCAACATCTGTCCAGTAATCTGAATCCCATACATTTGAGACTCAGAACCTTCATCAGGCAAATAAGTTATCTTCACAAACTGAGAAGCAAAACGATCAAGCAATTTCATATCGCCTTCTGCAGGTTCTCGTTCCATCTCACTAATCCAATCATCAGCGTGAGCACGAGCTCCACCACGAAGTCGACGATTATTCGATTGTCGTTTACCTCCACGTTTATTTGACTTCTCATATTGAACCCAATCACGTTTAGTTCCATCCCATTTCCATGTTCTTCCTTGATTATCTTTGTAATTATGTGAACCATCATCAGATTCACCAGCAAACTTCAACTTATGAAAATCACGACGCTCAAGCATATAATCAACATCACTCATAGCACATGTCTCTATCCTGTCCTCTGACAAGAAAATTGACAAAATCGAACAAATAATAGCTTGCACTAAACGAATAACAGCAAACGCAAAAATAAAATAAATGAAGAAACTAAACAAAATCATGCAGAAACCTGTAACACCAAGCCAAAACTCTGAATAGGGTTTAATCTCAGCCCTATCACGAACCTCACAAAGATCATGGAAATCTTCAGGCGCCAACAAGTTACTAAGAACATTCAAACAACTCAAATCAACTCTAACAATCCTTCCATTCACATCAGGTCCACAAAAAGTATTCAAATCTGTTGTTGGAGGATACCAACCACGGGAAGCCAAACGTGTCATAAAACTTGTTAAAGTAATTTCGGGAATAACATCAAAGTTATTCTCAATCCACCAGACTCTATAAGCAACAGACAAAGCCAAAGCCTGCGCAATGACATCTTTATCTCCTGTAGTTGCCTCAAACGTACGATCAACACCATTTCTCTTCCAAGCTTTGAAAATTCGCTGAGTACCGCCAAAACGACAATCATACAAATGTTTAAGATAACGAGCATTATAATTCACAAGATCACTCAAACATGAAATCTCTTGAACTTGATGATCGTCAACATGACGAGAACCACTCAAATGCAAATCCAAACTATGCCACTCAACCATTGCTCCAACATCACTAGGTAAAAACATACCATCATGAAAATCACTATCATCACCGGCATGAGCTTGCGCTGTAACATTAGCAATTTTACGCTTAGTCTTAATGGATTTAACAACACGTCTCACAACTTCATCGATATCAACGACCTCATACATATCACGCATGAGCTTGTCCTTCCGAGTTATGGGATCAAGATATGTCATATCCCAATTACCAAATTCAACTGAATAGTTCGGTGTTGGCGCGGCCGTTGTCACAACTTCACGATTGTGACGATTAACGACTCCATTCGGAACGTTAACTGCAGCACCACTTTTATGTGCATATATCTGCAAATGAGACCAATCCATTTTCGCACCAGATGAAGAAATTGTATCATCATCCAAATTAGCCTCTGCGGGATAACCAGGTTGCCAACAAAACAACAAATGATTCTGCATACGACGCAACAATGCGGCACGATCAACCGTTCCAGTTTCAGGATAAGCAATATTTGAAGTGCAAATCACAAGTTCAGAAGTAAATTTCGTCTTCTTCTCAGTTAGAGAAGCCATTGGTAACGGATAAACCGCACTTGAAATAAGAGACAACCAAGCTTGATGCTCTTCATTCGTTGTATCTTTCTTCTGATTCGGCGAACAAAACGCCTCTTCAAAACGACATATGGGTTGATTACAATAACCATCCCAATGTTTCTTCAACTGATTCACAGGATACGCATGCGATCCACGCTTAAGATCATCAGGCCACAATTCAGCAGCAACTTTCTCAGCAAGCAAATTGGCAAAACGTGTCTTCATAATCCCAGCAGGACCAGAAGCATAGACAACAGTCGGTTCAACACGCGAATGAGCATTGCGCGAATTTACAGCACCCATAACTGCTTGATACAATTTCTTGTATTCAGCAGTAAAATGAACTCTCTCTGCAAACGGATACTCACGCACTTGCGTAAGAGTACGCAATGTTCCAAAAGAACGAGCAAGCAATTCTTCATAAGAAGACAAATGCATATACAAAACAGGATCTGCATTCATTTGTTCACAAATCAAAACAGCCTGAGCCATATCGACAAGCAACTCAGGTACCTGACGAATCGTAGTACGATTCGCTTCAGTAAGATCAACTTTCTCAAGCAATTTACTTATAGTCTCACTTGAACGATAGCTAACAAGAAAACGCAATAACGCAATAACAAGATCCGACAAATAATTGATAGCATGTTTGCTACCAGACTTAAACAAATCCTTACAACCAGTTATATCAGACACACGAAAGAAATTAGTTACAATACCAGTACTAATAGAACCGGTAAACAAAACGGAAATCAAAGTCAAAAATACAGTAACAAAAGGTTCAACAGAATCACCATCAGCACGAGCTGTAGGTCCACAAAACAAACCGATAAAATCAATACAAAGCTCTCTTCCAAACTTTGGAATAAGAACAAGACCTAACAAAGAGGCCCACTGAGCCGCCGTTTGACAAACGGCAGCAAGATTCGCAAAACAAACAGCCAACGCAGCAGCTTCAACGAGCTTCAGAATCCCTTGAAAGGATTCAGCAACTTTCTCAACCGTCACTTCTGTCATCTTATAAATCTCTTTGGCTTTATCACCAAGTGATGAACCAAATCCAGCACCAAACCTGTAACAACAGGTTTGAAGAAACTCATGCCAAGATCCCTGAGGAATCAAAGGTTTTATCTGCCAAGCAGCAAGAAACCCAGCCATAAACAAGAAAGCAGCATAAGTAATCTCAAGAGCACAATGCGCTTGAGGGCCCGAAAATTTTCGAGCAAAGAAACT